GAACGAAATCGACCACGGCCGGACGGTCGTCGTGCTCGACAAGGGATGGATTTTCGTCGGTGACCTACAGGGATCTCCTGAGACCGGCTGGAAGATGAAACACGTCAGCAATGTCCGAAAGTGGGACTCCAACGGATTCGGCGGGATGACCAAGGATCCGACGGGATCCGGCGCGGTTCTGGACCCATGCAACGACCTCGAGTTCTCCGACCGATCCGTCATTTTCCGGGTGCCGGTAGAATGGTGAAATTCCTCGGCCCCGGCCCCGGCTACGGCTCCGGCTCCGGCTTCGGATTCGGCGACGGCTCCGGCTTCGGATTCGGCGACGGCGACGGCGACGGCGACGGCGACGGCGACGGCTACGGCTACGGCTGCGGCTACGGATACGGCGACGGCTGCGGCTACGGCTCCGGCTCCGGCTCCGGCTACGGCTCCGGCTACGGCTACGGCTACGGCGACGGCTACGGCTCCGGCTACGGCTACGGCTACGGCGACGGCTACGGCTCCGGCTTCGGCTCCGGCTCCGGCGACCCGTTGAAGGCTGCTATCAAGGTCGCGACGGAAACCGTCGATAGTTAGAGCATGGACAAGCCAAAGCAAATCGAAGCGACGAACCGAATCGGTGTTCGCTTCGCAGTCATCAGGCGGCGCAACCAATCGTTCGGTGCGCTGCGTCTCGATTGTATGCACACGAACGGGATCGAATACCGGACGCCGAAACAAGCGTTCGAGGCCGGGCTTTGCCTGAGCCGGATGTGCGCTCGATGCGAAGCGGATCTCGACCCCGACGCGGAGGCGACGCAGATCATCGACGAGCATCAGGCCGCGATCGAATCGGTTCTCACCGCATGACCAGCCAACGCACGAAAGGCCCGCTCTCCGATCAGGTCCACGCGCTCGAGCGGGAGACCTACGAACTCCGGGCGCTCGCCGGGGAAATGGCCGAGACATTCCAAGTCGAAGCCAACCGGAAGAAACTGGAGAAGGCGGGACTCCGCTCGCTCCTCGAGCTCGCGGACGGATGGTTCGACAGGCTCGGCCGGATCAAGGGTGGCGAGTGATGCTCCTCAAGGTGACGCCCGACGAAGCCCGCCGAATCATCGAGAGGCTGACCGAATCCGAGGACTGGAACGATCACCGGCTCGCCGGGAAGCTCCAGGTCCAATCCGAACTACCCACCGACGACCAAGTAGCCGCAGCCCGTGCGCGCGAAGGCATCGTCGTCGATTCGTTTGACTACGCGCACCAGCATCAGAAGGTGAACCGATGAAGAAGAACGAACCCGCGTTTCCGCAACAGGATACAAACACCGTTGGCTCGATGGCCGTGACCAAGGTCGCGGAACCGGGGCTTTCGAAACGGGAGTATTTCGCCGGTCATGCTCTTAACGCCGTGATGGCTGCGAACTACGACGACTTTCGAAGCGGGGCATCGTCACTTGCAAAACCGCACGAAGTCGCGGTGATCGTGGTCAAGTACGTCGACGCCCTGATAAAGGAGCTGGAGCGATGAAAATGGGACGAGTCCTGTTCCGCCGCTGCGAAGTCTGCGGCGAAGAATTCCCCTCGCGCAACGGCGCGACCGACTGCGGGTGTGACGTGCCGACGCGGCTCGAACTGCTCGGCGTTGCGATCGTGCCGGCGGCGTTCATCGTGGCGATGATCCTTCTCTAGTGGATCTCGATCGCCACGGTGACGCTCGGACCGTCTGACGGCCTCGCGTACGTCTTCCCGACGCCCAGGAACACGACTTGAACGTCGTCGCGATACGCGATCCCTGAGAGCGCATCGAGGACGGCTTTCGCCACGTTGTCTGCGTCGGGCTTCACAACGTGATGATGCGGGGCGGAAGGCTTCACGACGCCTTCGTTGCGGCCGGTGCCCATGTGCGATTTCGGACGCGAGAACGAGGCGGTGATCGCGACCTGAACCGGGCGAACCGGCTCCGTCTGGAACCCGGTCGAATCCATCGCCTTGTACGCCTGCTCGCGAATCGCGGCCTTCATGGCGTCGCACTTGCGAACGCCTGGGCTACTCGTCGCCTTGTAAGCCTGTGGGATGTTGCCGATGCACCGGAACGTCGGACGCGGCTGGCCCGCGGGCTCGACCTCGGCGATGAACTCCAGGCGGCGCGTGGTCACTCGTCCTTCGGGAACTCGACGAGGGCCGCGGCCAACCCCTTCGAGTGGCGCTTCGCGTGATCCGCCTGAGACTCGCCTGCCTCCTGCGTCGTGGTGTACGTCTTCTTGATCCCGCCGGAGGTCCACTCCGACGTCAGTACTTCGTTGTCCATGCTTCTCGACCTCAAGGCTTCGGCTACCGAGCGAGAGACCTCGCTCATCTCTGCAGAAGCATACCCTAGAAGGCCCAGGACCATCAGTAGCAGGAGGGTTGTTACCGCGCCGTACTGGTTCCTATTCCTGCTCACACCCTCCATAGTGAGAGACCTTACCGGGAGGGTCAGAAATCGAAATCGGGGATCTGCAACGTGGGGTTCTGGACCTTGAGTATTCGGACCCACGCCCGGAGCTTCTCGCGGGACGCGGCCCCGTTGAGCTCGCCCATCAGGCTATCCACCGACATCGAGAGCCGATCGATTGAGCGTTCGAGCTTGGGCAAGTGCTGGGCGTGTTCTTCCGCGACCGCCTCGACCCGTTCGAGGGCGCTGTTCGCCCTTGATGTGTGCCAGGCAATCCACCCAGCAGCGACCAGAATCGCGCCGATGTAGGCGACCGGGATCCAGACCCGCTGCGGTTCGACGTGGAGGTCTTCGGGGTTCGTCGTCATGGAGCTTTGGATCATAATCCAAGGCCAGGGACCGATCGTGTAGAATCGAGCAATGCGAGCCGCGGCGACATCCCTGATTCTCGTGGCTTTGCTGGGATGCTCTTGGAATCAGTCCCGACGCAACCGCGACGAGATCCAGAAAGTCCGAGCTCGAGTCCAGGTTCTCGAGGCGAAGGCCGCCGACGCCGCGGACCTGACCTCGCTGATCGTGGCTGCGATAGCCACGGTGGCGAGCTCTATCGCTGGCGGGGCCGCACTCGCGAAGCGGAAATCCGGATAGCCAACGCCAGTAGGAAGCCCGGAGCAGAGGCGATCAAGACGGCGGCCAGGGCGAAGCTAGCCAACGCGCTCGTTCATCTGCCGTCGAGCTTGTTCGCGGGTCTCCCACCACTCGACCGCGAGTTCGTGAGCCATCTCGGCGACGTGGGACGGCCTTAGATCGAACTGCATCGCGATACCCTGGGTCAGCTTCGCAGCCTTCTCGGCGATCTCGCGGGATCGGCGGTCGGCGTGTGTGCGCTCGATGGCGGCGTCCAACGAGACCGTCATGGCATCACCTGGACGTGGTAGATATCGGAGAGGATCATCCGAGGGTCGTTGCAGCACGGCGTCTGAAACCCTGCCCACTGGCACCAGAACTCGAACCCGATCTGATTCGGAACTACCGGGCCGGGGATGCCGACGCCGATCTTGCCTGGCGTGTAGGGCATCAGGAACGGAACGTCGACGACTGGAACGACCGAGAGCCGGCAGAGCGTCGTGCCGGTCGGGTTCGTGAGCAACGACGGCCATTCCCATCCGAACGTTTCCGGCAGCACGAATCCGGCGTTGAACGCGATCAAGATCGTCGAAGGGTACGTCGGCGTCGGCCATGTGATCCCCATGGTCGAATCGTCGGTCGTCACCATGAACGTCAACGGCGTCCCGGCCGGCGTATCCGCGATGTCCATCGACGGCCGACCGTTCAGGAACGCCGGGAGGATCCCGCACGCGCCCTCTCCGGTCACGGAGCGCGGTATCTCGGTGGCGACGGCGGTTTGAGCGGCGAGGCCCGTACAGAGCAGCAGAGCGGCGACAAGAGTCTTCATTGCGTGGTCCTTGGATAGAGAAAGTGTCCCGGCCGGTGGATCTCCCCCTCCGGCCGGGACTGAGCACCTCAAAGAATCGTCGGCGGGCTCATGGTCGCCGAACGCTAGCCCCTGTCGTCTGGTCCGGCCCCTTGCTGGCCGGTCCCTTCCTACAGAACGCGGAGAAATCTAACCCATCGGCTAGACTTTCGCAAGAGCAAGAGTTACGATACTTGCATGAAGCATCAGGCCAACCCGGTAGCTCTTTCCTTCCCCCCGACCGCAATCGGACGCGAGGTCTCCCGCGTGTCGGAAGCTCGCCTCGTGGTCGCCCTCTCGGACATGGATGAGAGGTTCCGCGACGCTCAGTGGTGGGTCGACATGATGATCGAGGACATCGACGACATCGTCGACACGGCCTGCACGAGCCTCGGAATCGTGCGCCCAGCCGTCCAGTTCGATGTGGAGTTCGCTCGCGACATCGCAGCCGACGGGGTCGAAGGGATCTCGGGCGACTCGGTCGCCGAGCTGTGGAGCGACGACAACGGCGATCACGTCACGGATGTCACCGAAGGTGTATCGCCCGACCTCAAGATCATGGCAGCCCTGTTGCTCCACGCGCTCGACCGAAGCGTCTGGCGCGACGAAGTCGTAAGCGAGTACGAGGCCGGCCAGCGCGATGGGCTCATGTTGCCGAAGATCGGGGGGGAGTTCTGATGCAAGGCGTGTACGGAGCGTGGATCGAGCCCGACGCGGACGGAGGCCCGGACGGGTTCCGCGACTGTAGCGCGATCTTCTTCGACTGCGACGAGGCAGTGCGTCCAGACCTTGAGTCCGCGGGATTCGAGTTCGGCGACGAGAAGGATGACGGCGGTCGCTTCGTCGCGATCAGGTTCAACGGCGACTGTGGCTATCTCGAACACTGGGTCGAAGCCGCCGAGCGGTGGATCCGTGCGAACGGGATCGAGGTACGACGATGAATGACACCGAATACGTCTACCTGCGAGTGCGTCGACCCGAAGTGGATTGGGGAGCCGAGCCGCCCAGGGCTATCCAATTCAGTCGAGGCGCGTGGCACACACCGTTCACCCCGACCGCCGACATCACCGAAGCCGTGCGCGAGCTGGTCGAGGCGGGGGACCGGATGCGGGAGAGGCTTGAGCGCGGATGGAGCGCAGCCGTTACCTGTGTTTCGACTAATCGCTGGCGCAAAGCCCTCGCCAAGCTCCGCAAGCAAGGGGGTGACGATGCCAGCGTGTGAGAAGTGCTGGGCCGACGCACATTTCGCGGCCGCTCTCCGAGGTGTCGACCAGTCCAAGGTCTACCGCGAGCTTGTCGCCGAACGCGACTGCACACCGGAGGAGCAATGCGGCGAGATGCATCTGGTGATCGAGTGGGACGACCGCGAACCGCAGTGTCGGTGCGGCAAGGTGATCCGCGAGCAAGGGGGTGCGTCTTGAAGCCCGACGACATCAAGAACGTGCTCGACCTGCACGCGAAGTGGGTGCGCGGCGAACCTGGCGGAGTGCGTGCCTACCTGCGCGGCGCCGACCTGCGCGGCGCCATCCTGAGCGGTTCCAACCTGCGCGGTACCAGCCTGATCGACGTCAACCTGAGCGGTGCCGACCTGAGCGATGCCGACCTGCGCGATGCCAACCTGAGCGATGCAGGCCTGCGCGGTGCCATCCTGAGCGGTGCCATCCTGAGCTCTGCCGACCTGCGCGGTGCCATCCTGAGCGGTGCCATCCTGAGCTCTGCCGACCTGCGCGGTGCCATCCTGATCGATGCCGACCTGTGCGGTGCCGACCTGCGCGGTGCCATCCTGATCGATGCCGACCTGTGCGGTGCCGACCTGATCGATGCCGACCTGAACGGTGCCCGCATCGGAGTTTGGACGGTTGCCGATGGCATAGTCGCAACGTGGTCCGGCCGCTACTGGTCGATGACCTTCCCGACCGCCGAGGGTCGCGTCCTTCGCTACGGATGCGAGAAGCGAATCCTCACGGACTGGGACGGGAATCACGAGGCGCTCGCGAAGAAACACGAGCCGAACGAGTGGAAGCCCTACGCAGCCGAGACCGAAGCTCTCGTGGCATTGTGCCGGGCGCTGGATGTTGGCGAAGGGGGTGCGTGATGGAAATGTCGATTTGCGATAGATGCGGCCGAGAGGTCCGAGCCGAGGACGTGATCGACGGACCCGACGGCGAGGCACTGTGCGACGACTGCTCGTGTGCTGTGGCGGACGAGGAGGTGACTCGCGAGTTGAACCGGGCAAGTCTGGATCGAAAGTGGAGGCGCGACCAGTGACTGACCAACGCGAACGGTGGCTTGACATCGCCGAGGAGCTCGGAACCTACGACATGGAGACCGAAGGCGGATGGAGTCCTAACTCGGCGATGGTTCGCCAGGACATGAGCGACGGGAAGCACTGGATGGTCGGCGACTACGTCGAGGCCGAGCCAGCCTGCAAGCGCATCGCCGAACTCGAATCCCTACTCCGCGCATCGGAGGAAGGGGAGATGGTCAAGGGGGACCGGATCAAGGAACTCGAAGACACGGTAGCCGATTGGGTGCAGTCAGCACGACGTGCGAACGGTGAAACGTGTGATCGCGGCACACTTGGTGAGTTCATGGATGAGAAGCACTGCGGGTGCGTCGGATTGTTGCGTAAGCGCATCGCCGAACTCGAAGCGGAGCGGGACGACCTGGCCGAGGCTCTCAGGTCGACAGCCGAGATCGTCGAGGCGCTGTCTCTGGAGAGCAGCCCGCAGAAGCTCATCGAGCTCGCCCTATCGAAGGGTGCGGACGCCGAGACTTTGGAGCGGCTGTTCGCCCTCCAAGAACGATGGGAGGCCAACCAGGCACGCAAGGCGCGTCAAGCACAACGACCTTTCTGGCACGCGACGCTGGAACATATCGTCGCGGTGGCAGCGCCGGAGCTCGTAACGTCCGAGGAGGCCGTTGCGTGGATGAAGGCGAAGGTGAAGGAACTCAACGGGGAGCAATCAGCATGACCATGATGGGCCGACGGGGATTAGCCCGAGGTCTTCGACTTGATCCCGTGAGCCCTCAAGGCCGCGTGGATCGTCGCGATGTCGGTCCCGCCCCCGGCTTCCTCGAGGCACTTCGCGAAGCGGTCGGCGGCGGCCTTCGTGTCGAACCGGCCGACGGCGAAACCCGAATCGGAGGCGACCTGAAACAGTTCGATATCGTCGCCGGACTTCGTCTTGGCGTCGACTTTCTTGACGGTGACGGGCATCAGTAGATCCTCTCGAGTTCGACGGTCGCCATGATGATGATGGTAGATGTGGACGGGCCGGTCGCTTCCATCTGGATCAGGCTGGTCCCCGACATGTTGGTCGAGCCCGAGTTCGTCACGCGCGTGACCTCGGCCGTGAGGCTTGCCGCGTTCAACGCGAAGTCCTCCTGATAGTAGGTCGTCCCCGCGCCGCCGTGGTCTTCGATCGTGATCGTCCAATCACCTGGGTCGGAACCGTGGATGTGGATGATTGAAGCGATCACCGAGCGAACGCGGCACGCGAACGGGATCGGGAATCCGTAGGTGACGGAATCCGTGTTCGGCTGTTCGCCCGTGATCGAGAACGGAGAAGACGTTGTAGATCCGACGGTGAGCGTCTGCGCTGTGATGAACAACCGATCGGACTCGTCGACCCACGACGACCCGTTGTAACGCACGCGCTTCCGTGGGGCGTTGTTGACGTGGACGACCATCCCCCGCGCAGGTTTCACCGCGACGTATTCGCCGCCGGTCCAGGTCACGAGGTAGTCTTCGAGGCCGGCCCAATCGCCCGTGGCCGTCGCGGCCGGGATGTAGGCGTCACCGTCCGTAGGATAATCTGGCGGCGTCGTCAGCGTGTCATCCTGAACGCCCGCCAGGAACGGGAGAATCTGATAGAGGACGTTGTTGAAGCGCGGCGCGGCGTCGTCCTGGCCCTGCGTCAGCTTGAGAAGTTCGGCTAGCGTCGTGACTGCCATGGATCAGAATTCGGCTTCGCCTCGCGGGCTTGTGGATGCGGACCCGATCGACGACGTGAGGTAGCGCCATTCGGAAGGGCTGGTTTTCGTCGACTTGCGGCGGACGCGGACCGGGAGTTCCCCGAGTCCGTCCGTGCCGTCGGCGATCTTGAGAGCGTCGGTGTACTCGAACGAGGTCTCGCCGTCCGCCGTTTCGTGAGTTCCCATCGAGTCCTGCCGAGCGTCTTGGAAGCAGACCAGCTCTTTGCCGATCAACGCGAAGTTCTCGCCCTCCTCGACTTGCTCGCGGGTCGCTGACACGAGCTCGCCGGCAGGGATGTAGACCGAGACCTCGCTGGCGTTCTCGAACTGGCCCGGCTGGACCCGGAAACCCGCGCTGAATGCGGTAGTCGGGGCGAGGGTGTTTCCGACGGTGCCGTTCGCAACGACCTGTTCGACAGGTGCGAACGTCTCGCCGCCGTCGTTCGACTGGAAGATCGTTGCAACCCGGTTTTGGGTGCAGATGTTGCCGGTCGCGGCGGCGATCACGAAGTAACCCGGCGTGCTGGTGAACGAGTCGCCGAACGGGCCGTTGATCGGGAACGCGGCAATCGGACCGCCCTCGGACACCAGCGTGTCGAACCCGCAATCGTCTCGCCTGAGCCCTCCCTGCGGCGGTGACGCGACCACGGTCGGCGGGATGTCGGCGGCGACATCGATCACGCGCACGAGCAGCTCCACCGTGTCGTTCGTCCCGATGTCGACCCGATCGACGATCAGTTCGATCTCTCGACCGAGGATCCGGCTCGACTGCTCGAGGAATGCGTCGAGCGCCGAGATCTGGCCTAGGCCGAGCCGGTCGCCCTCTTGGACGTGCAGATACCACGACGGGAGCCGGATGCGTGACCCGTGGAACCGCTCCGACCGGGCGCGGCGCATGATCCGACGCGCGATCGACTGGGCCTGCGTCGTCGTCATGTTGATCGACCGAAGATCGATCACGTTAGGGTCGTCCTGCGAGTTCGGAGCGGTCGGCAGAGTCACCGACCCGTCACGGATATCGTCGATCCGGATCCCGTCGCGGAAGTCGTCTCGAAGCCCGTTGAGCGCGCGGTTCTCGCGGTTCGAGAACAGGACGTTGATCCGGTTCGGGATGTCACGATCCGAGTCGTCCTCGAGTTCGATCGCGGGGCCTGGATCCTCACCGAACTGACGGGCTTGCAGGTGCCTGACGGTCACCTCGAGTTCGTCGCGCTGGGATGCGTCGAAAATCTCCAGCTTTCCCGAAGTCTCGCGAAGCTCCAGGTCGCCGAACAGAGAGACCGTTACGGCCTCGTCGGCGGTGTTCTGGACCCCGACGGACTTGTATTGGATCGTCCCGGATGCGTTGGCCTTCCACCGATAGAAGTGTGCGAAGTCGCCCTGATGGTCCTCGTTAAGCCGAGGTTCGACCCAAACTCGAACGTAGTTCCCCAGCCCGTTCGTTTTGATCCCGCGAATCCGGTAGGGGATGTCGGTATCAGGGTCCGGGGCGACGCCCGATTCCTTGAAGTAGATTAGATCTCCCTCGTTGACGCTGTTCCGAAGGAGACCCAAGTCGAGCAATTGGAAGTGGTGAGCGCCCTCGGTCGGTCGGTCGATCGCCGTACCGTAACCTGTCGGGGCGGTCATGGTTCCGTATGCGCCGCCGACGAAATGGTCGTTGACCATCCGCGCAGTCTTTGGCGAGATACCGGCCTTGTGGCACAAGGTCAGCATCAAGTGGGCAGGCCATAGGTTCTGGCCCTCGCGTAGCACCGCCTCGAGGTTCGGGACTTGGTTTCCCGTCTTCGAGAGGTTCACTCCTCGCAGGTAGAGCCGCGCCGACTGAGCACCGTAGGGGGCGTCATCGCCGAGCCCGCCGTACGTCGAATCCGAGATGATCGACGGCGGATCCGTGCCGATCTGGTCTTCCTGGTCGGTCGCCTGGCCTCCGTCCTCACCGCGTCGGTACTCCCAATCGATCCCGAGCGTCGGCGTGCTCGCGAGGAGGAATCCGTCGGCCCAGGGCTCTCGAACGACCTGCATCTCGAGCTGACTCGTCGCCAGCAGGTTCGACGGCCAGACGGGGTAGTCGCCGAGCGGGATGTTCGAGTTGCCAGCAACCCAACCGTCGACATTGGGACCGATTCCGCCGACGTATCCCTGGTTGCCTGTCACCGTCAAAGCTAGATGTACCTCGACGTTCCCGTCTGGGTGCCGGATCACGTCGACGCACCGATACCCCTCAAGCGTGTTGGTTGAGCCGAGGCGGTGCGATTGGCGAGCATCGTAGGTACCGGCCTCATTCGGAAGCCGCAAGTTGATGAGGTCGCCGCGCCGGAACCGTCGCAGCCGCTCGGCGGCCGGCGTCTCGCTTGACCCGCTCGAATCCTGCGGAGTGCCGTCGACCCCGCGGCGCGTCCGAACGATCAGGAACCAAGCGAGGTTGTTGTTGGGCGGATCCCCGAACGTCGAGAACGACTGCCGGCTGACGTAATCGAGGTAGATATCGTCGGTGCCGCCTGGATCGTTGATCGTCGCGCCGGACTGGTTGAAGTCGAAGACCTCGAGCGGGGGAGCGGTGTTGTCGAACACGACTTCCCCATTCGCGAGCAGGAAGTCGAAGCCGCCGCACCAGTTTCCCGCGAACTCGTAGCAGACATCGACGTAATTCGTCGCCGATGCGGGCGTGCCTCGCTTCGTGCTGCCGCTGTTGCCGAGCTGGTAGACATCGGACTTCCACACGACCGCACCGGCCATGCGGTGGCCGAGTTCGCCGAACGTCTCGGGGAAGACTCCACCGTGCAACGTCGCGATCGGGTCGCCCTCGTTCGAGGTCGTGAGGTTCAGGCCGCCGAACGATGGTTCGCTCTGCGATCCGCCGAAAATGGCCCGGCCGATTTGCTGGTCGGCGAGTCCGGCAGCGACGCCGACGGCGATCCGGGTTAGGAACCCGGCTCCTGCTCCTTCGAGAATGCTGCCCGCGACTACTGAGACCATCGGTGGACCGAGTGTATCCGATCTCGCAGGCCGGACGTTAGGGAGCGGACTGATGCCTTCTGTCCGGCGTCGGTGCTCATCATCTCGAACCCGCCGAGATACAACGCCATGTGCCGGGGTCTGTCAGGCCTAGAGATCCAGAAAACGAGCACGTCGCCGGGACGCATGTCCTCGACTTCGACCTCCACGAATCCCGCGGCGGCTAGGAGCTTGAGGATTTGACCGGGACGACACGGGATCGGGTAGGCGCGGGTATCGGGGAGGTCGACGCCCGCCATGCGGTGAGCGCACCAGATGATCCCCGCGCAATCGAGGCCCGTCCCCGGAACTCGTCCCTGGTGCATGAATGCCGTTCCAGCCATCGTTCGGGCGTGCCTCGCGATCTCGCGGGAAACCATCATTGAGCGTCGGGGGACTGAATCTGCGAGTCCGCGCCCGCAAGGTAGGGGTCGCCGAGGAACCGCCGAAGGTTGCCGATACCGGCCTCGATCGGGAACTTGTCCCGGCATGTCGTCGGCAGCTTGTCGCATCCGACGACGCAATCGAAGAATGACAGGGAATCAACGTCGAACGGCATCGGCTCGAGGAGCGTAATGTCCATCTGATACGTCGAGTCCGGCGATCCTGCGACGACCTTGTTGGCCGGCTGACTCGTCGCGATCTTGCGGGAGAAATTGAAGTTCGGATTTTCGACGATCGTGGTCGAGCCGACGAGAGTCCCGAACGCGAACCAATCCTGTTGGGTCCAGTAGGTATCGGCCAAAGTCGTGTCGGCGGTGAACTGCAGTCGGATATTAGCGCGGTCCTTGATCGTCAGCGAAACCCCGCGAGCGCCAGAGATTCGAAAGCGTTCGTAGGGTGTGGAGCCGTCGAGCGGGACGCCGCATCCGCCCTCACCGATCCCATCGCCGAGTTCGCGCTGACAGGTCCGGTGGCGGACCCGGCCACGGTTCGCGTTCAGTCGACCACGAACGGACACGAGCGGAAGCCGCCAGCCCTCGGGGGCGAAAACCGGGTTGTCGACATAGAACACGTCCGACAGGGGAGACGTGACCCAGGGCCGCCGAGTATCGATCCGGGTGTGTGTGAGCCTGGCGCCGTGGATCCGGCCGCCGATGAGGTCGTCGAGGGTGATCCCGTCCTCCTCGTCGTTCGACCATGGGCCCGAGAGTTCCATAGTCGACGGTGCCACATGCCCGCCCTTTCGGATCTGAGAGGCGTCCGGCGTGTGGATCGGCGTCCAGAACGTTCCGCCGTAGGCGATTCGTCGGGTCGAGGTCGTCCAGTTGAAGAACGCTGGGGACCGTTGAGCCCCGCCAGCGAACACCGGGAATTCGAGCTGATACAGGCGGGCGTAATGCTGCGTGTACGCGAAGTGGATGTCGTCCCGCCAGCGTGCGTCGAGAGTGATCGTCATGCCTGCGTCGTCGTGGCTTGGGGCCCCATGGCCCGGACGTGAACGGCAAAGATGTCGGCTCCTGGGTCGCTGCCCCCCTCCTCTTGCTCAAGAATGCACGAGATCAACGCTTGGGACTGCACCGGGATCGACGTGTAGCTTCTCCCGTGGCGATCTTCGACGAGGATCGTGGTATCGCCCGCTCCGCTGGTCCCCGTGTTCATCACCTCGAACACGACGCCGAGCTGATTCGGGAACGCGCCCATATCGGGCAGCTCGAGCGTGAGCGTCGTCACGCTGGTCGCCGACAGGGCGTATTTCCGCGCGTGCATCGGGTGGATCTTGAGCGTGGCGGTCGACGAGTAGCGAGCCGCGCGAAGGAATAGCTCGTGAAAGAAGTTCGGAAAGTGCCCGCCCTCGTAGCCGTTCGATCCGTCGATTCCTGCCATGGGTCAGCCCCCGAAGAACCACGACGTTCCGTCGTGCCACATGGTCACCGACTCACCGGGCGCAACGGTTCCGATCAGTGTCGCCCCGTCGGCCTGATAGATGTCGATCGATCGTATCAGCACTCCACCCAAACCGTTGTTGAAGATGGTCGCCCAGGGCCCGCCCGCCTCGCCGTTCCACATGGTGAAATCTCGATCGCCGGCCGAGTTGAGGACGAAGAACTCCTGAAACTGCCCGTCCTCGAATCGGAGGGTTCGGTCGGCGTTGACGGTCAAGGCGAAGTATCCGGCCGGCCTGTCCTCTCGGCCCTCGAGCTTGTCGACGATCTCCAGCAGTTCGAGCGTGGCGCTGTTCACGTTGTAGGCGACGCCCGTCGTGCCGATCCACTCGTCGGACGATGGTGCGATGATGGCCGGCTTGTAGAACTCGAACGACGCCTTGAGTTCGGTCCCGACCGCTGGGGCCGATTGCAGCCACACGAATCCCGAATCGTGGTCGACGAGGAACTGTGACCCCTCGGTCAGTTCGGTCGTGTCGATCCATAGCCGTACCGTTCCAGGGACCGTGCGGGTGATGAACCTGACTCGCTGGTGGAACGTGCTGACCGAGCCCGATGCGTAGCCCTTGCGGAGCTGAAAGAACTTCGTCGACCCGTTGCCCGACCCGAGAATCTGCCGTTGGCTCTCGATGCTGCCGTCGGAGACCCCGTCTTGATGGGAGGAGTAGTCGCGCGGATCCTTGACCATGAAGGCGTGAGCGGAGCCGTTCCGAGCCATCACGAACGTCTGTAGCGTCCTCGACTCGGCGTTCGTCATGGTCGCGCATCGCATCGACATCCGGTGGCGTCCGTCGTTGCTGATTCGCGGGGTTCGGACCTCGAAACCGCTCTCGGTCTCGTAGATCTCGGTCCCGCTCATCGGACCGCTCGCCGTGCCATAGGCTGCGAACTCCGGGAACACCGCCTGATCGTGGACACTCATCCGATCACCGTCCGGAACTTGGCGTCCTGCTGACCGTTCCACGTGAAACTCGCAAGCTCGCCGGCTGGCACCTGAGCCACGAGAACGTCCGCGATCGTGAACACAAAGAAATCTGCAGCCCCGGTGTTCTTGACGTGGAACATGGGCGAGCGTGCTCCCCAACCGTTATCGGCGAACGAGCTCGAGTCCTCGGGGAGTCGTGGGACAGGAAGGTAGACCGCCTGCAAGGCCGTGCTCGGCGTGATCTCCTGATAGAGCCCGTCCGACACCCTCAGCATGATCGATTCCCCCGACGGGATCGTCGTCGCCTTGTAGCCGCCGAACTGGAAGGGCTCCGTCTGGTTGCCCTGGTCTAGAATCTCCTCGCAGGTGAGCACCGTGCGGAAGTCGTCCACGCCGCCCTGGATCGCGCGAAGCCACTCGTCGACGTCCTCGCCGAACCGTACCGGAACGTCGAACTCGGCGTAGACGTGGATCGTCTCGGTGTTCGCTGGAGCCGTGTCGAACACGATCACCCCAGTGTGACTCTCTACGGTGAAGTCGTTTCCGACGCCGTAGGTCTGCTCGACGCCGTCGACCCAAACGCGGACCGTCGTGACGCGGGGTCGGGTGATCTTGCGGACTACGACCTCACCGGACTCGTCGACGTAGTTCTTCCAGATCTGGAAGCTCGTCGTCGTGCCGTCGCCGACCGCGATCAGGTGACGTTCCCCGACGCCCGTCTCCGTGCTGGTCCCATCTCGGAAATTGGTCGTGAAGTCGGTCACGTCCCGCAGGCGGAAACCGTACGTCGAGCCCTCCCGCGCGATCACGAAGTTGACGGCCTCGTGCATGACCTCGCGCTTGTGGCGGTCGATCACGATCGAATAGGTCCGCTTGCCACATGGCTCGATGTCCGGCCGTCGGATGTAGACCCCTTCGCGGATCTCGACGACGTTCGTCGCGAACCCCACGCCGAACGCCGTGCCTGGCGACATCGGCGCGTCGAGGATGGCCGAGTCGTCGAACGTGAGTTCAGCCGGACTCGACGCCTCGCCGGGGTTGTTGAGGAAGAACGTCGACGCCATGGATCAGATCTCGATCGAGGGGAGATCCTTGAGTTCGAAGCCCTCGACGGCGAACCACATGTCTTCCACGCGGCTGGTCATGTCCTCCTCAAGAGTCACCGTGAGCATCTGTCCCGCTCCACCGCTGTCGAGCTGGAGCCCGAGAAGGCCGTTTTTCCCTGCCAGCGGGATCACGAAGCTGATGCACGAGGAACCGGCACCGACGTGAGACCACGGCGGAAGGCTGTAGAGCGCAAGGTCGGCGGTGTGCTCGATGTTTGGGATCAACGTCTGGATGATCGAGCTGGGTGCGCTGGCATCGTTGATGCTGATGTACATCGGGTTCGTCGACATCGACGAGCCCTTGCCGAACCCGCGGGCCGCGATGTCGACGACCGCGTCGGCGCGGATGAAAACGTGCATCCGACTCAGCAGGAGCCAGCGGTTCGTCGTCGACGCCTGGATCTGGAACCGCGCCGCACCGCCGCTGAAATTGAGGTTGGCGTTGAACGTGCTACCCAAAGCGTCCACGGATAGGCGCTGGATCTGCTGGGTGTCCTTCGAGTCGATGACGTACCCCTCGGACGTTACCGCGCCGTCATGGGTCACGAGAATCCCGCTCGCGCTGGTTAACACGGAATCCGATCCGACCGACCCGTTCGCGATTCGGACTACCTGCATCTGTTCCGAAGTCGCGGTGACGGTCTCGGAGGCGAGGGTTTGACCGCCAGCAGTAGCGGGACTCAGAGGGATTGACATATGGCCTAGCCTCGGTTCGAAGTGATTCGCGCGTCCTCGCGCATGTGTCTGACGGCTCGACGAACGCCTCGTGCGTCGTTCACACCGTAGAAATGGAAGTTCTGGACCGGGGGGGCGCTGTTGCCTCCCAAGCCTCGGACGTTGAGGCCGAGCCGGCCGTCGGTGCCGCGCTCGGCGGGTGCAATGATCTCGTCACCGGCCTCGCCGACCAGCCCTGCCCCCATGCGGCCCCCGGCACCTAGACCGACGACGGTCGGTTCGGACACCACGCGCGGGCCGACGATGCCGCCGAGCGCGAAGGCTCGGAAACCGCTGGTCGTGGTGGGGCCAGCGAATGCGCCGTCGGCTGCCGCGCCGGCTACCGTGCCAGCGATGCCGCCGCCGGCCGCCGCGCCCGCGGCCCCCGGAGTCGATGGGCCAGACTGGAACAGGCCCGAGAACGCGCTCGACGCAAACGCCTGGATCGCGGTCGCGAGCGGGTCGACGACCACCGCGTCGAATGCCGCTTGACTGATCCGAGAGAACGCCCGCTCGGCGGCCCCGGCGAGGTCGTCGAAAAGGCTCGGGAGGTCGCGAAGCGGGTCGGTCAGTGCGCCCGCGATGTCGAACCCGAAGTTCTCGGCCCGTATTTGGGCCTCTGATAGCCGCTCGTAGGAGAACGCAAGCTCATCCGTGGTCTTGGTCACCTCCTCTTGCGTGCCCTTAGAATCGAACAGAGCGCCTTGAGCGGACGCGATCTGCGCGGCGTATTCGCGGTAGATTTTCGACCCGCGACCGACCGCGTCGGCTAGCCGGTTCTGCTCGGCGACGATCGACCCCTCGCGGGAGTCCGCGCCGCCGGCTTCGTTGACTGCGGTCCGACCCTGGATGCGACCGAGGATCCGTTCCGCCGCACGACGGCCGCGGTCGTTCTCGCGGACGATGGCCTCGATGCCCTTGTCGAGCTCGCGGATGCTGTCGCGGGCGGAGTCGAGCGCCTCGTCGACGACCCCGTCGAGCCCGTCTACGGCCGACCGGATCGGAGCCCGGAAGAACTCGTTAAACTCCTCTCGGAACTCCTCCCGACCGGCTGCCGACTGGACGCGCTCCGTGTTCTCGTCGACGAACTCCTCGAGCAGCCGACTGTAGATCGCGTCCACCCGACGGAACTCGGATCGGAGAAGCGGTTCGAGCTCGAACAGCTGGATATCCCCGCCCGCAGCCCCGGAGAAACCAAGCGTTTCCAGCAGGAGACGCCCACGATCGAACGACCTCGCGGGATCGGCCCTTCCTGGGCGGGCGCGGGGGTTCTGCTCGAACGCCGACTCGAGACCTGTAATCGACCCGAGAAGGGCGGATCGTTGCTGTTGGACGAGGAGAAACTCTCGCTCGATGCGCTTCGAAGCCTCCTCACCCGACGAGGCGGGCCCGAGCGAACGGATCCGGGCTAGTTCCTGCTCGGACCTGAGAAGCTGCTCGAGCTGCTGGCGATCGGTGGCTCGAGCGGCTTGCGCCCGCTCGCGGGATGCTGACTCACGGTCGAGCACGTCGGCGAGGCCCTCGATGATCGTGGCGATACTGGTTCCGTCGAGCGCCTCGAGGGTCCCGATGAACCGCCCGACCTGAGACGTGAGCGACGAGAACGATTCACCGATCGTGGCGTTCGTGCGGGCGAAGTCCTGCTCGATGCTGTCCGCCGCACCGCCGAGAGCGTCGATCACGACCTGGGCAGTGATCTTTCCCTCCGCGCCAAGGTCACGGAGCTCGCCGACCCCGACGCCCAGCTCGTCGGCGAGAGCCCGAGCGACGGCGGTGGATCCTTCGAGGACGCTGCGAAGCTCGTCGCCCGCAAGCTGGCCCGACGCGAGTCCCTGCCCGAGTTGGGTTAGCACCGCGGCGACTTCCTGCGTCGTGCCGCCCTGGATTCGGAACGCCTGGTTCAGCGTCGTGACGAGGCCGAGTAAATCTTCCTGCGACGTGCCGAGATCGCGGGTCGCGTTGAATAGTCGGAGGTAGAGGTCAGCGTTCGCCTGCAGGTCGGTCCGCGTATCCGCCGAGATCGCGCCGAGTCGGGTCTGGAGCGCCAGAAGCTCGGTTTGCGAGTCCGTGACCAGCCGGAGGCGGTTCTGGAGCTGCGTGTAACCGTCCGACAGGTTGATGAGGCCCCGCGTGACCACGCCACCGACGACGAGGCCGGCGAACCTCCGCAGCTTGCGGACGAAGTCGCCGACGCCACGGCTTGCGGCCTGGCCGTCCCTTCCGGCCTGGCGCATCTTCCGGCCGAGCGTTTCGCTGTTCCGTCCAGCCCGGTTCGCCTCGGTCGTGATCTGGCGCGCGGCCTCTGAGAACTGCTGCGCCCCGATTCGGGCGCGGCGTCCGTCGATCACGATCTCCAGCGATTCGAGTACGACCATGGGCTATTCGTTCGATCGCGTAGCCCGGAAGTGAGCCCGT